TGAAGCTGATGAAGCGCAATCTCAAGCCCGTGCATTACTGCCTGTACAAAGGCAGGGAGCCGCTTCTGGACGATGACGGGAATGAAACTGGTGAATACCAGGTGGGCTATGAAAGCCCCGTTGAACTGCAATGCAGTGTTTCACCTGCGACTGGATATGCCCAGGTGAATATGTTCGGTAACTTAGAGTCCTATGACAAGGTACTCATTACTGATGATACAAATTGCCCCATTGACGAAAACACCCTGCTCTTTGTGGATAAGGAGCCAGAGTTCGGAAATGACGGCAATCCTCTCTGTGACTATAGGGTACGGCGTGTTGCAAAGTCCCTTAACAGTATTTCTTATGCTATTAGCAAGGTGACCGTATCGTGAGCAAGCGTGTTATCAAAGTTACGTTATCTGAAAAGAGCATTGACAATGCCATTAAAGAACTCAAGAACTACAAGACGTGGTTGAAAGAGTGTACTGAAAAATTTATACAGGCCCTTGGCGAAGAGGGAGTCCAGGTGGCTACAGCAAAGTTCCAGACTGCCGTCTATGACGGTACGAATGATGTGAGCGTGTCTGTAGAGAGCAGGGATACCAACAAAGTAGCCGTGGTAGCTGTAGGAAGTTCAGTCCTCTTTATTGAGTTCGGTACAGGTGTCAAGTACCCAGACAATCACCCGGAAGCAGGTAAGAACGGTTTCACCCGTGGTGGCTACGGTTATAAACTGGGACGGCTTGAAAAGGGATGGCGATACACTGGTGACCCTGGTTCTAACGGTGAAGTTATTACCACGGGAAAACACGCAGGTGAAGTTCATACCTATGGTAACCCTGCAAACATGAGTATGTACGAAACAGTCAGAGAGTTGGAAGAGAAATTTGCAGAGATAGCAAGGAGGTGTTACACATGATTGACTGCGAAAATGAAGTCTATACAAGGCTTGCCAAAATCTTGAGAGAGAAATTCCCTAAGATTGATATTGCCAGTGAATATGTGAAATCACCTTCTTCTTTTCCTCATGTGAGTATTACTCAGAGTGACTGCTACATCCCTACGGAGTGGCAGGACAGTAGCATGAAAGAGAACATGGTTATTGCCATGTTTGAAATCAATGTCTACTCCAATAAGGCAGAGGGTAAGAAAACAGAATGCAAGAAGATTATCAAAGAAATCAATGACGCATTGTACTCCATGAATTTTAGGCGCACGGCTATGACCCCGGTTCCGAACATGGAGGACGCAACAATCTATCGGATTACAGCCCGCTTCCGTGTGGCAACCGATGGAAAACACTTTTACAGGAGGTAAGTGAAATGGCTACAAGTACTTATATGACTTTCCTCATGCACAAGAAGGAAACGGTATGGGAGAAGCTGCTTGACATTACTGAGTTCCCCGACATGGGCGGTGACCCGGAACTGCTTGAAACCACCACTCTGTCTGACAAAATGCAGACCTATGTGAATGGTGTCCAGAGTAATGACGGCATGACCTTTAATGCCAACTATGACCACACTGAGTATAAGGCTCTGAAAGCCCTTGAGGGTAAGAACGAGGAATACGCAGTATGGTTCGGTGGCACTGAGACTGCAAGTTCCCCGACTCCTACGGGTTCTGAGGGTAAGTTCAAGTTTGCAGGCGAACTGTCCGTCTACGTTACTGGCGGCGGCGTGAATGAGGTTCGTGGTATGGCGATTACGATTGCCCCGTCCACTCCTATCACTGAGGACGAAGAGTAAGATTACATTTAATTTTGAGAATTAAAGGAGAGTTGAGCAATGGCTAAACAGATTGTTTTTACCTATGAAGATAAGGAATACACGCTTGAGTTTACCAGGCGTACTGTCAAGCAGATGGAGGATGAGGGCTTTGTTGCACAGGACATTGACCGTAAGCCTATGACTCTGCTTCCTGCTCTTTTTGCAGGTGCATTCAAGGCGCACCATCGTTTCGTGAAGCAGGATGTGATTGACAAGATTTATGCGGGTATGCCCCATAAGGATGAACTGATTGGTAAGTTGGCAGAGATGTACAATGACCCGATTGTGACTCTGATGGAGGAACCCGATGAGAAAGCGGTAAAAAACGTGAGTTGGGAAGCGAACTGGTAACGGGTTCGGACTCCCAGGCTGCAACGGGCGGCGGCAACCGCCGCTTGCCCGTTGTTTATCGTTACGGGGAAACTTTTGAAAAACTCTGCGGTTATTACATGAGTCTGGGTATGGGCTATCACGATTACTGGGATGGTGATTGTGAGATGGCACGGTACTACAGGGATATGGATGAAAAGGTCAAAGAGCGGCAGAATGAAGCCCTCTGGTTACAAGGTCTGTATTTCTATGAAGCGTTGGTTGACGCTTCCCCGGTACTGAACGCTATGAGTAAAAAGCATAAGCCTATTCCTTACAGGCAGGCTCCGATTCCTCTCACCGAAGCACGTCATAAACAGCAGCAAGAGGAAGAGAATCACAAGAAGCTGAATGCAGGTAAGGAAGCCATGAAGCAGATAATGGCAGGGGTTAATTCAAAATTCAAACGGAAGGAGGAATAAATCATGGCAGTTGAGATTGAAGGTCTTGAGTTTCAAATTGAAGCGAAGTCCGAAAATGCCGCTAAAGGTGTAGACGCTCTGATTAACAGCTTCAATAAGCTGAAAGCAGCAACTAAAGGCGGCGCAGGTCTGAACAATATCAGCAAGAAACTGGACGCAATCAGCAATGCAAAGCTGAGTATGTCCGGGGTTGAGAAGATTAAAGATTTGACGAAAAGCCTTAATTCTCTGAGCAATGTCAAGATTTCCTCCACAATCTCTAAGAGAATAATTGAAATCGGTGCTTCTCTGGATAGTCTGGATTGGTCTGGTGTGGAAAAGGTTGAAGCACTTAGCACTGCTCTACAGAATATGCAGGGTATCCAGATTCCGAATATGAGAAATATTACTGGGAACCAGACGGCTACGCCTACTGGGACTGCGGCTCCTGCTGACCCTGCGGGTACAACGAATGCAGGTGCGGCGGCTACAGCGGCAACCTCTGGCATTACTCAGTATACTTCCCAGATTACTGCTGCCGCTACGCAGACCAGGGGATTCCTTGGTGTTCTACAAGGTGTAGGTGGTGTGTTCTCAAGAGCATTTTCTGCTGTAGGCGGTGTTGCTTTGAAAGCATTTCAAGCCGCCTTGAAGGGGGTAAGCACTGCGGCAAAATCAGCAGTGAATGCCTGTAAGAAACTGGGAAGTACTATCGGTTCCAAACTGAGTAGCAAGGTGAAGCAAACAACTTCGGGTATGGGTCAGTTGTTCTCTTCCTTAAAGCGTATTGCAATGTACCGTGCAATTCGATTCCTCTTTGCACAGCTTACTGCTGCAATGAAGGAAGGTATTCAGAATTTGTATATGTACAGTTCCCTTATGGGCGGTACGTTCAAAGGAAGCATGGACAGTCTGGCAACCAGTTTCCAGTACCTCAAAAATAGCATGGGTGCTATGGTGGCTCCGCTCATCAATATGATTGCTCCTGCGGTGGACGCTCTGATTGATAAGTTTGCAGCACTGCTGAATATCGTCAATCAGTTTTTCGCCCGTCTGTCTGGTGCAACCACCTTCACGAAAGCGAAGAAAGCGGCAGCTTCCTATGGCGATTCTATCTCTGGTGCGGGTAAGTCTGCGAAGAAAGCAGCAAAGGATATTAAGGACGCTACGGTTGGCATTGATGAATTGAACATTATCAGTCAGAAGGATTCCAGTGGAAGCGGTTCTGGCAGTAAGAACTACGGTGATATGTTTGAAACTGTGCCGATTGACAGTAGCATTTCTGAATTTACCGACAAGCTGAAAGCAGCACTGGACGCAGGTGACTGGAAAACCCTGGGTACTTTACTGGGTGAAAAGTTCAATGAGATTGTGGATAGCATTGACTGGTCTGGTATCGGTCACAAGATTGGATACGGGCTGAACGGTGCAATACAGACAGCATACTGGTTCCTAAAGACAGCGGACTTCAAGAACCTGGGTAACCATATAGCAGAACTGCTGAATGGTGCAATGGAGGAAATTGACTTCACATACCTGGGCAGACTTCTGGTTCGTGGTGTCACGGTAGCCCTTGATTTTATGATTGGCTTGCTTGGCGGTTTGAATTGGAGCCTTGTGGGAAAGAGCATTGGCGATTTCTTGAAGGGTGCATTCAATGAAGCCCAGGAGTGGATTGCAAGCTATAACTGGAACAAAATGGGCAAAGACCTGTGGAAGAATCTCAAGGCTTGTATTAAGGGCATTGACTTTGCAGGTGTGGCACAGAGTTTCTTTAAGTTACTGGGTTCTGCTCTGGCGGCTGCGGTTAGCTTTATCGCAGGTTTCGTGCAGGGTATCTGGGAGGACATTACTGGGTATTTCCAGGAATATCTCACCAATGATGACGGCACGAAGAAGTGCGGTCTTGACTGGGTAGCGGGTCTGCTTGAGGGTATCTGGGACGGCATTAAGAATATCGGCAAGTGGATTAAGGAGAACGTATTTGACCCGTTCATTGACGGATTCAAAGAGTGCTTCGGTATTCACTCTCCTTCTACAGTAATGAAGGAGATGGGCGGTTATGTTGTCGAAGGTTTCTTACAGGGACTCAATAAGTTCAGTGAGATTGCAGGCAAGGTTAAGGAATGGGCAGGCAAGGTCATTGAGTGGTTCACGAAGGGTGAGGACGGAAAGGGTATTGTTGAACATTTCAAGGAAATCGGCGGCAATATCGTAAGCGGCTTCAAAGACAAGGTTGGTGGTACTTATACCACGGTCAAGTCTAACGTGACCACCTGGGCAAGCAAAGTGAAAGACTGGTTCAGCAACAACTCTTTTGGTGGAGTAAATAGCGATACTTTCAGTACCTTTGCGAACAACACGATTGAAGGTTTCCGAACCAAAGTCGGTAGTGCCTATACCAACACCAAAACGAATGTGACCACCTGGGCAAGTAAGGTCAAGGAATGGTTCACCAATAGTTCCTTCGGTGGCGTAAACTCTACGAACTTCCAGACGTTTGCCGGGAATGTCATTGAGGGCTTCCGTACAAAGGTAGGTTCTGCCTACACCACTACGAAGTCCAACATGGTTACCTGGGCTACGAATGTGAAGGAGTGGTTTACGAATAGCGGCTTCGGCGGTGTGAACTCCGCAAACTTCCAGACCTTTGCAAACAATGTGGTGACTGGGTTCAAGGATAAGATTGGTTCTGCGTATGTGAATACGAAGAGCAATATGACTACCTGGGCAAGCAATGTGAAGAACTGGTTCTCTGGTATTGCTTCCGCTTCTGCATTCTCTGGCTTCGCAACCAGTGTGGTTGATGGGTTCAAGAACAGAATCGGCGGGTACTACACTGCGGCACAGGGTAACATGAGTACCTTCGGTAGCAGCGTGAAGAGTTGGTTCACAGCACATTGCTCCTACAACGGTTTCTACAATGTAGCTTCTGACGTAGTGAGTGGTTTTAAGAACGGTATCGGTGAATTGTACCATACTTGCAAAAGCACAATCTCTTCCTGGGGTAGTTCAATCATTTCCTGGTTCAAGGACAAGTTGGACGTAAACTCCCCGTCTAAGGTCTTTTATGAGATTGGTGGTTTTGCCGTTGCAGGTTTCAACAATGCGATTGCCCAGGTGGGTAAGAGTACGAAGTCTGTAGTCGGCACATGGGTTGATTCCTTCACGAATTTCAGTCCGACAATGGCACTGGCAGTTGACACTTCTGCTCTGAAATATTATGACTCTGCCGCATTCTCCCGGTCTATTTCTTCTAACGTACAGAGCAGCACGGAGGTTTCCGCAACGGGCTTCCGTGAAGCCATGGAGGATTTCTACCATGAGTACGTTGAACCGACCATGGCTCAGATGGCTGATGATATGCGTAGGCAGGCTGATAAGGAAGAGAAAACCGTGGTGCAGGTTGGCAACCGTGTGGTGACTGACGCTGTGACCACTCAGAAGAAAGCCAATGGCTATAGCTTTACGGGATAAGGAGGTAATGTGTAATGGCTTATCTGGCAATCAACGGTTATGCGTTACCTCCCTGCAAGAGAGGTGTCACCCCTACGGTGACCACTCTTGTAGATTCCGGGCGTAACGCAAACGGTACGGTGGTGGGTCAGCGTATCGGACGTGACCAGTACAAGATTGACAATCTGGAATGGTCATGGCTCACTGCCGAACAGTGGTCAAAGATACTGAGTATCCTTGATAACTTCTTTGTAAATGTAACTTTTATTGACCCTGTAAGCAATGCACCTAAGACCATCAAAATGTACTGTGGTAACCGAACGGCTGAACCCTACTGGGTAGATAAGGACGGTCACCCGACACACTACAGGAATTGCAAGGTGAATCTGATTGACGTAGGAGAGTGATTTTATGCAAAAGGTATCCAAAGAGTATAAGGCAAGCATGAAAGACTCCCTCCGTGAGAGAGCATACATAATGATTTCTTTCGGAGTTGTCAACCAGGAAGCGCAGGCGAAAGCCAAAGTAGACAGCGGAGAGTTTGCCTACTTCTCCAACCCGGACAACCTGTTCAATGAGGGAACTGACGATGTGGTGTACGCCACTTTGGAAGAGAACTTTACCAGGGTTGACGGTTCCATGTATTTTCTCCCACGGAACAAGCCGGGAGCAATGTTTTACAACACAGGGTTGGTAGGAAAGAATCTGGTATCAGACGGACTGTATGAAGTGACCATAAACCTTCATGCGGCTCCGACTGATTTCAGAGGTATCACGATTAACTTCGGTGAGAACTATCCTACTGATTTCGATTTTGTCACTAATACCGGGCAAAAGGTTGAGTTTCGGGATAATGACAAAGCTGTTTTTACTACAGAGGAAGTGCTTGAGAATGTAACCACACTGACTCTGGTGATTCATAAAATGAAGAACCTACGAAGCAGGCTGCGTATCTACTCCTTCCGTTTCGGTTACGGACTGGTGTACTACAACGATTCTGTTATGAGTTCTTCACTTGAGAGTTATGTCAGTCCGATTGGTGCTGACATTCCTCAGATTGATTTCTCAGTAACGCTGAAAAACTATGACAAGTATTTCAACGTGGACAACCCGAAGTCGGCTATCAACTTCCTGGAAACTGGACAGGAGATGGACATTTACTACGGGTATCAGCTTCCGAACTCTGATGAAATCGAATGGGTCAGAGGAAATCACCTGCTCTGTTCTGAGTGGGAGTCCGATGACTACACGGCAACAATCCGCTGCCAGGACGTGTTCCGTAACATGGACACAGAGTATTACAAAGGGCTGTATGCTCCGAACGGCAAAAGCTATTATGACCTGGCGATTGAGGTTCTGGAAGCTGCCGGGGAGAAAGATTACTATGTTGACCCCCGACTCAAGAAGCTGTATACGAAGAACCCCATCCCCCGTGTTTCCTGCAAGGAAGCATTACAGATTATAGCCAATGCCTGCCGCTGTGTTCTGTCACAGTCCAGAGTTGGTACGATTCAGATTAAATCCTCTTTCGTCCCGGAAGCTGCGGCAAGCAGCAATGGTGAAACCGATTACTCCCACGTTGCGAAGATTCTGACGGATGATACCAAAGATGAGTACGCAACACTGGCAAGTAACTACACCACGGCAGACGGGACAATGTTCTTCCTGCCACGGGCGGCAAGTAAGAGGACGTTGAACACAGGCTTTATCTCAGAACAGCAGTCTGACGCTGATGGTAAGTTCACAGCAAACCCTATGGTAACAATCGTGCAGGAAGCCGCCTGTATGTACTACGGTGTGAAGTTCGTGTTCGGTAACGCTCTTCCTTCGGGAATGGTAATTCGTACCTACAACAATAACGAACTGGTTACTGAGTATGAGGTGGAAGAAGAGATTACAAAGACCCTGGTGATTCTTCGGGACTTTGATGATTTCGACACCATGAAGATTGAGTTTACGGGAACGGCAGAGCCGTACAACCGTATTGTGCTTAACAACTTCGCTTTCGGTGATGTGACTGACTTCACCATGGAGCGGCAGGACATGACTTCTTCCCCGAAAGCTATCAAGCAGGAGTTGGTCAAAGAGGTTATCGTTCCTTGCTACAGTTATCAGCCAGGTAATGCGGAAGAGAGTCTTGTCAGTGAGGATATTACCGTGAAGTCTGGTGATGTGGAAACTTTCTATGTGGGTGAACCGTCCTACAACTTCCGGGCAACACTGGATGAAAGTTCCAGTGGTGTAAGTATTACGGCATGGGGCAACTACTATGTAACAGTCAAGTTCTCTAAGACAGGAACCTTCCGTCTGGAAATTCTGGGCTATCGGTACAAAATCGTGGAGCGATATGCCACGAAGTCACTGAACAGCAGAGGTAAGTCTGTAAAATGGGCGAACCCGCTTATCAGTGATATGGCGATTGCTACGGAACTGGCTGAATGGATTGGTGACTATTATACCGCAGGTATTGAGTATGAGTACGATACCAGAGGTAACCCGGAGATTGACGCAAACGATATTGTGTACCAGGAGAATGAGTTCCATGACGGAATGAAGGTAAATATCTATCGGCACACAATCAACTTTGACCAGGCGTTCAGCGGCAAGGTAACCGCAAGACGTGTATCCAGTTAGGAGGTGACGGAAGATGGCATGGCAAACACCTAAAACAGATTGGCACGGAAGTACAAATTCAGAGGGTGTTTATACGGGTGACAGGTTCAATGCTTCGGATTTCAACCGTATCAAGAACAATCTGACGTTCCTCCGGGATATGGCAATCAAGCTGTACAAGGAGTTCTCCCTTGTAAGCCTGGGTGATGACAGAGTACCAGGTGATTACTTCTACGCTGATGAAATCAATCAGCTTGAAGAAAATCTGGAAACCCTCAACACCAACACTCTCAGAATGTCTTACGGGTCTGCACCCGTTTATAACGATAACGGTACTACGATGGATTTCAATGAACTGAATCGTTTGGAGGGTGCAACCTTAGACCTGTATGACAGACTCACGAATGAGAGTGAAGGAAGGAGGATGTTTACATGGAATTTCGGAATGAAGGGAGGGAACTTGTAAATGGCATGGGAACTTTTACCTGTTGACTATACGAACGCTGTGTGGGCGGGTTTGAAGCGATACAACCAGATTAACAACGAAGATGGTTCAGTATCCTTCCAGGACATTACGTCTTATACCGGGAAAGAGAAATCTTTCTTCGGGGCAAAAGACGCTAACCGCATGAACGAAGCCCTCAACACCATTATGAGCATGGTGGAGAATGGCACAGACCTGTATACCGCTTTCCAGAATTATTTTACAGAGCAGAAAACTTTGTTTGAGCAGGAAGCTGATTCTAAAGCAACGGAGTTTGACAACTATACGGATAATCTGGAACAGGAATACAAGGTAAGCATGGCGGCTTTTGAGAGTCAGCAGCAGCAAATTTACAATGCCTGGTTCCAGGCTATGAAAGACCAGTTGAGTAAGGACGCTGCGGGCAACCTGCAAAATCAGTGTACTGAACTGGATGAGCGTTTGACTCTGCTTGAGCAGATGACAATGCAGAATGACTTCTCTGCTCCGCTTGCTACAGATGATGAAGCAATCACGCTGATTGTGGATGACCTGGATTATGCGATTCTGGCAGATTGGAAATACAAGGAGGAATAAAAGATGGCAACTATTAGTGTTCAGACGAAAAAGTTTGCAGACCTGGAAGCGATTCTGTCCGTTACGGGTACTGAACAGATGTTGATTCACGATGGTAACGGCGTGAAGGTCATTACCGTTCAGAATCTCCATAAGGGTTTGCAGGCTGACATTGACGCAATTCAGAATGTGATTGCGGATGGCGCAGGCGCACATAACAGTATTTACCGTGGTAAGAACCTGGGTACTTCTGTTACAGCAGAGCAGTACAAGGCTATTTCTGATGGTACATTTGCAGGTCTTTATGTCGGTGACTACTGGGTTATCAGTGGAGTGACTTACCGCATTGCAGGCTTTGACTATTACCTGCATAACGGCGATACCGATACTACCAAACACCATGCGGTGATTGTACCCGATGAGAATATGGGTTCGGCTCAGATGAATACCACGAATGTCACTACGGGTGGTTATGTTGGTTCGGCTATGTATAAGGCTAATTTGAATGCGGCTAAGACCAAAATCAAGGCTGCGTTTAGTGGTCATGTGCTTAGTCATCGTGTTTATCTGACGAATGCTGTATCTAACGGCGCACCTTCTGGCGGTGCATGGTTTGACAGCGAAGTTGAACTTATGACAGAGCGTATGGTTTACGGTTGCCCTGTTCACTCTCCGATGGGTGACGGTCAGAAAGACCCGTGGAGCGCAATGCACAATTATACCGTGGAAAAATCTCAGCTTCCGTTGTTCGCCCTCAACCCGGCTGCGATTGCTACACGATATGATTACTGGCTGAGAGATGTGGTTACCGCCGCTGCCTTCGCTTATGTGGGCCCCGGCGGGAGTGCGCGCTATAGCGGCGCTTCTAACTCTTTTGGCGTTCGCCCCGCTTTCTGTATCTGTTAATCGAAAATCTGCACCCCCTTGTGGGGTGCAGTAGAAAGGAACTAATGAAATGTCAGTATTGAAAAGCAAACGGAAACCCTCTCAGTTTGAGGTGTTCCATCATCTCAACAAAGTTAGGAAAGAGGTTACTGATTTGCTGCTCCGTGACTTCGGCTACAGCAAACGAAAGGCAGCACAACGCCTTGAAAAGAAATTCAGCGGGCGAAGCTACGAAGAACTTACTGACGTTGAGAAAGAGATTTATGACCATTTCCGCAAACAGCAGGAAGCCTTTGACACCTGGTTCATTGAGGATGAGCGGAAAGCTGTAGTCGATTGTCTGAGGTCTATCGGGGAACACGTCTACACAGCGAACAGCATTTATCCTACCTACTATGAAGAGTTGGTGGAGCGGCGTGTCCATCAAGACCTGGCAATCGGTCAATGTTACCGACTGGTACAAGAACTACAGTATGCAATAGAAACTCTCCCAGTGGATGTTAATTCTTTCTTGAGGTTCGGTGAGGATATTCAAAGAGAGATAGACCTTATCAAAGGTTGGCGTAAATCTGATAACAAGTTCAAAGGGGCAATCTCTGCAACCGCCGCTAACTTCGCTAATGTGAACAACAACGGGAATGCGAACAATAACAACGCTTCTAACTCTAATGGCGTTCGCCCCGATTTCGATACTCCGATTAAATAGCCACTTGAGCGTTTCGGAGTAAGAGAAAGGAGAGGTTGTCCTTCCTATGATGGTAAATACCAAACACGATACTACTTCTTACGAGAATTGTAGTTGTCAACGTGAAATATATGACGGCAATGCGTTGTATGACGCTTATCTTAGAGCAAAGAGTGGGAGTGATTGGAAACCGCAGGTTCAGCGGTATGAAATGACATACCTTCTGGATTTGTCCAAAATGCAAAGAGAGTTGAAAGAGCATACCTACGAATTTCAACCCAGTACCAATTTCGTCATCAATGAGCGTGGCAAGACACGTCCCATCACAGGCGAACAGATACGGGATAGAATTGCCAAACATTCTTTATGTGATGAAGTCTTGACTCCCGCAATTAAAGACCACCTCATCTATGATAATGGCGCAAGCCAGAAAGGTAAAGGAATTGACTTTACCCGCCGCAGGTTGGAAGCGCACCTGCACAGGTTCTTCCGGGAGAATCAGAGTAATGATGGTTATATCTTGCTGATGGATTTCTCAAAATACTATGACAACATTCGACATGACAAACTCATGGAGTTGTTTGAAAAGTACGTTGATGACGATACAGCACTCTGGTTCCTGGAAAAGATTGTAGACAATGAGAAGGTGGATGTGTCCTACATGAGTGATGAGGAATATGCGTCCGCTATGGACGATGTATTCAATTCACTGGAACACGAAAAGGTTGATAAGAGCCTGCTGACCGGGAAAAAGTTCTTGCGAAAGCACTTGAACATTGGTGACCAGGTGGCGCAGGACGCAGGGATTGCTCATCCCATACCGATTGACAACTACATAAAGATGGTAAAAGGCGTAAAATTTTATGGCAGATATATGGATGACAGTTATGTGATTCACAAAGACAAGGAGTTTCTGAAAGGGCTGCTTATAGAGATTGTGGAAATCGCACATGACCTGGGTATTACCGTGAATCTTCGGAAAACCAGAATATGTAAACTGTCTGAAATGTGGAGGTTTCTACAGATTCAGTATTCGCTTACTGATACCGGGCGGGTGATTCACAAGATTCATCCGAAGCGGCTGACAGGTATGAGAAGAAAGGCTAAGAAACTGGTACTCATTCTCTCTGAGAAGGATTTTGATGACTGGTTTAGGTCATGGTTCAATGGTCACTGCCATTACATGAGCAAGCTACAAAGGTCAAATATGTTAGACCTTTGCAAGAAATTAAAGGAGGAACACTACTATGGTAAAACTGATTTTAGCTGACGGCACGGAACTCAAGGGGTTCAAGCAGAATGGTAACAACTATGTCAGCAAGACTGAGGTTGATGTGTCCGTGTTTGAGGACAACCTTTCCACGCTCACAATCGTGGATGGGGATACTCAGATGGTCATGCACAACGCTGAACTGATTCAGCAGGTTCAGTATGCTGACGGTTGGTATCTCTGCTTCCGTGAAAAAACTGAGCAGGAAATGCGCTATGCTGAACTTATGGGCAAATTTGAGTACCTGGCAATGATGACTGGCGTGGATATGGAGGTGTAAATCATGAAACACAGCAAGAATTTTGAGAAGGTAAAGAAGTTCTACAAGATGGGCATTTGGTCTGAAAAGATGGTGTGGAACGCAGTAGGCAAGTGGATTACCCCGGAAGAGTATAAGGAAATCACCGGGGAGGATTACAGCAAGGAGGGCTAAGATTATGAAAGAATGGATTTGTACTGCAATCGGAGTAGCGGGTAGCTTCATTGCTTCCCTGTTTGGCGGTTGGGACGCTGCTCTGGCAACCCTGGTTATCTTCATGGCGATTGACTATGTTACAGGTCTGATTGTCGCAGGTGTGTTCCATAACAGCGGCAAGACTGAGAATGGTACGCTTGAGAGCCGTGCAGGTTGGAAGGGGCTGTGCCGTAAGGGTGTTTCCCTTCTGGTGGTTCTGGTTGCCTGCCGCCTGGATTTAATTACTGGCACTAATTTTATTCGTGACGCTGTGGTTATTGCATTCGTGGCAAACGAAACTATCTCCATCGTGGAGAACGCAGGACTCATGGGTATCAATATTCCCCCGGCTATTACTGCCGCAATCGAAGTACTCAAGAAGAAGTCCGATACTGACAGCGGCGCAAACTAAGGCGGGAGAGGGGGTTCGCCCTCTCTCCTATAAAGGAGTGATGACCTATGACTATCCAGGAGTTTATTGACAGTATTGCCGGGTACATTAAGAAATATGCTGCCGCTTACAATGTATGCGTGTTCAGCCCGATTATTGCCCAGGCGATTCTTGAGAGTAACAAAGGTACGTCTGAACTGGCAGTCAATGCTCATAACTACTTTGGCTTGAAGTATCGCAAAGGACGCTGCAAGACCTGCGTGGGTGTTTACCACAAAGTAGGCAGTGAGCAGAACCCAGACGGAACCTACACCAGTTCCGCTATGGAATGGTGCAAGTTTGGAAGCATGGAGGATGGTGTCATCGGGTATTTCGATTTCACCAACATTTCTACCTATTCCAATTTGAAGGGTGTGACTGACCCCAGACAGTACCTTGAGAATATCAAAGCTGACGGGTATGCAACCTCTCTGAAATATGTGGACAACCTTATGGCTGTCATTGAGAAGTATGACCTTACCCGATATGACAAGGAGGAAATGAAAATGAGTAACAGTTCTCTGGTGTCCTACACCAAAATCTCACCTAACAAAAACAGTCCCCGCAATCGTGCGATTGACCGTATTACCCCGCACTGTGTAGTAGGTCAGCTTTCTGCGGAAAGTATCTGCGGTTGCTTCACCAGTCCTTCCCGGCAGGCAAGCTGCAACTACGGTATCGGTTATGACGGCAGAATCTCTCTGTGTGTGGAAGAGAAAGACCGCTCCTGGTGTTCTTCCAGTTCTGCGAATGACCATCGTGCCGTGACCATCGAATGTGCGTCTGACAAGACTCATCCTTACGCTATGACGAACGCTGTATATGCTTCCCTCATCAACCTTTGCGTGGACATTTGCAAGCGCAATGGTAAAAAGAAGCTGCTCTGGTTCGGTGACAAGAACAAGACTCTGGCGTACAGTCCGAAGTCTGATGAGATGGTTCTGACTGTACATAGATGGTTTGCAAACAAGTCTTGCCCTGGTGACTGGCTCTATTCCCGTATGGGTGACCTGGCGGCAAAGGTTACTGCCCGTCTGGGCGGCAGCACTGCCGAAGAGAAGCCTGCAAGCACTACCACACTGTACCGTGTTCGCAAGACCTGGGTTGATAGTGCTTCCCAGAAGGGTGCGTTCTCTTCTCTGGCGAATGCGAAAGCCTGTGCAGACAAGAATCCCGGCTACAAGGTGTTTGATGGTTCGGGTAATGCTGTGTACCCTGCGGAGAGCAAGCCTGCATTCTCTCCGTATAGAGTGAAGGTTACAGCTTCGGTTCTGAATATCCGTAAGGGTGCAGGCACAAATTACGCCCTGGCAGGTACTATCCGCAACGGTGGTATTTATACCATCGTGCAGGAAAGCACTGGGCAGGGCGCAACGAAGTGGGGTAAGCTGAAATCTGGCGCAGGATGGATTTCTCTGGACTACACCACGAAGGTATCATAATCCCAGAATCGCTTCCAGGAATGGGACTTCAATCTACAGTGGAACGTGTGAATTAACAGGTTTCCAGTGATTGTTGGATTTGCACTCATACCTGGAGGTTATGTTACATTAAGTGTTTTGAACTTCAATAAGTATCTATACAGTGCAGATTTCATTCAAAATAAATGAGGTGAATAATATGAGTATTAATCGTAATGCATCCATGCGTCCCGAAACCAATCCGGCAGGTAATTTGCTGCAGGAAATTAGTGAGGCAGAGCTGAACCAGCTGTCTGCTGGTGCTGGTGAACCTCGTGCCTCTTGGGGCGATTTTTGCACTTCGACCCTTGAATGCACTTTCGGCACTATGATTTGCTGCCCCCCTGAGACCTAAGTTAAGAATCGCTGCCATCATAATAGGGCTTTCCAAAACCGTGGTAATCCCCCATTATGAAGGTTAATTTAGCTCAGGTGATGGTGAACATCAAAGCTGTTATTTAGAATAGTCCGTGGCAGGCACTGAGATACCGAGCCATTTACTATTCTTTCTACTCACAATACACTGTATAGATACTTATTGAAGTTCAAAACTCAAAAGCAAAAAACGGAGGCCTCAATAATGGATAGTTGCTTGAATAGCAAATCTGCATACATATTTGAAAGAAGATATGAGGATTTACCTAGTGGATATTACGACTATGATGTCTTGAAATATTGGGAAAAAATGATTGGTCAGGAAGCTATATCCTGCCTCCCGCAAGCATACGGCAAACAAATTAATGAATTGCTATTTTTCAACAATCAGCTTAATCAAGATTATAAGGATTCCGTCAAGATCCAGCAAGTTGATGAAATGATTAAATTGTATAGGGAGAATGTTTGGAAAGAGCAGTCTATTCTTTTTCATGGGGAACGAGACCTTATTTTCTATACCTTTTCTATTCCTTTTATTCAATGTGCATCATTCGCGCTAATTCATAGGGTAAGTGAAATTATTGTCCGCTGTGTTTTGAAAGATATGCAACAGATGTTGGCACAACGATTGTCAGCCGTTGCGACAGGTACACTTATCTATGAGATGCAATTATTCAAAAACCAAAACAAACTCAAAGGAGACTCTCCAGAAAAACAATATGATTATTTTTGTGATTCTATTTTATCGAATCCCAACTATATTGAGGAGTTGTTTTCTGTATACCCATGCTTACAAAGAGCAATTTTTGAATGCTTAGCAAATTGTGTCAATAACTATGTGGAGTTCTTGTGTCGCCTTAAGAAAGATCACACTCAACTAGTCAAAAAATTTTGTGCAAACAAGGAATTTAAGGACTTGGTATCCTGTTCATCGGGAGCATCTGATTCTCATAATGGGGGGAAAAGTGTAACGATATTCACTCTTGATAATGGAACTAGGGTAGTTTATAAGCCTCATTCGCTTACGGTGGATAGACGGTATCAAGAGTGTTTGAAAAGTATTGGTGTCCACACAAAATACGATATGCGAACAATCGAAATTTTGGACTGCGGAGACTATGGATGGGAAGCATATGTTGAGCAGTCTCCTTGTTTATGTATCAAGGACATTGAAGAGTATTATTATAGAATAGGAGTCATTCTGTTTTGCAACTATCTATTGAAAGCAGGAGATATTCATTATGAAAATCTTATTGCAGCAGGGGCGTATCCAATGGTTGTTGACGCTGAAAATGTAATGGATAACAATGTGGCTCCCTCTCATATTTCAGCACGAGAAATGATTTTCGCAGAATTGGGGGAGTCGGTACTATATTCAGGCCTTCTTCCCTTCTACAAGTTTGGGCACAACGGACAGGGCGTAGATTTGAGTGCTTTAAATGGGCAGGAAGGAAAAGAGTATCCGATATTAGTGCCAGCCCTTAAAAACATTAAACGTTCTGATATGTGTTTTGAATATGTTAACCCAATTACGCGGTCTCATAGCAACATGGCGATGTTCGACGGAAAGTTGAGTGATCCCTTTGAGCATAAAGACAATATTTGTGAGGGCTTTTCGGATGCATACAATTATGCAATGCAGAATCCTCGTGATGTTGAACAGCTAATAGATTCTTTTTCCAATGTTAAGGTACGGCATCTTGTCCAAGATACTCAAAGATACAGTATGTTAATGCATGCATCATACCATCCTGATGTTATGCAGGACGGTTTAAGTCGAAACTTGCTTCTGTGTTCGATGTTTAAATCGTACAAAAAAGTTCAAAGAACAATTGCTGTAGTAAAAGAAGAAATTCGTGATCTTCTAAATATGGATATCCCATATTTTTACACTAAAGCATCAGGAACGTCCCTATACTCTTCACGAGACGAAGAGATCAAGGGCTATTTTGACAAAAGTTCGATTGATAAGGCTCATTTAAGATTAGCAAGCTTTAATAATTTGGATCGTGATAAACAATGCCGGTTCATTAAAATGACATTAACGCATATTGACAAACAGCCCCCCGCAGAAACGAACACTCATAAAATTAAAGAAAACAAAGATGGTGACTATGCAAGCAAAAATGATATCATCCGTGCAATCAAATTCATTGCAGACCAATTGTTAGAGGAGGCCGTATTATCTGAAGATAATAAAGATGCCAATTGGCTAGGAGTGAAATTGGTTGGTGACTATGGACATGGCAGTTTAAGTATAAGACCATTAGATGTTTATCTATATGAAGGTGTTGCAGGTATATGCATTTTCTTCGCTGCGATATCCCGTTATTATTCAAATTACGAGTTACAGCGTGTCTTATCTGCTGCCACAAAAAGTCTTTTTGATTATACTGAAGATATTCTTCAGAGAGAAGGAAACCACATTGATTCTAGCGGTGTGTTTGGAGGAGAATCTTCGTTAGTTTATTCCTATTCGCTACTGTATCAATTGACAAGAAATCCCGAATATCTGAAGTATGCAGAAAAACACTTTCCTATTATTGAGCGCGCTGTACAATATGATCAGGCATTTGATGTCGTGTATGGAAATGCTGGTGCCATTTTAGCTCTAATTAACTTGTATAGCCTTAAAAGGGATAAGCGGTATCTTAACTGTGCGAAAACAGCAGCTAAAGTAATTTGCGATGCACAACAAAAAGGCGGAGGCTGGAAAGCGGCGACCGTATCAGCTCCACTGGCTGGTTTTTCTCATGGTGTTGCAGGAATAGTTTATGCACTTAATAAACTCTATAAGCTTTATCCTGATAAACATATAAAGCAATGTATTGTTAATGGGTTACAGTATGAAGATGAACTTTTCTGTGAAGCCGATGGCAATTGGAAGGACATAAGAAAAGGCTCGACAAATGGGAAGAACTTATGCGCATGGTGCCACGGTGCAGGAGGTATACTGCTATCGCGTATCAGCTTACTTGGCAACATTGATAATGAAACTGACGAAATTGTAAAGGAAGATATACGCAATGCAGTAAAGACAATGCAGAGTCATAAGTACTTGCAAAATCCCTGCGTATGCCATGGAATAGCGGGAAACGCAGAGATACTGTTGACTTATGGCCAACAGTTTCAGGACCAAATCGCTAGTTCCACCGCAAAACATTTTTACAGCCGGTTAGTGGGCAGTGTGAATTCTGGGACTTTTGAATGCAGCCGCCCTTATTTGTATGGATTCAATATTCCGGGATTTATGACAGGCCTAGCTGGTATTGGATATTCACTGTTAAGGTTACTTGATCCTACGCTTCCAAGCGTTTTGCAGATCAACATTTAATAACATGGTATATAAGAATTATACCGCCAAATGGAAATTTCATCAATTAAAGGGAGATGTTTTCTTAATCCTATATGCAAACATGGTCCAGAAATCGAGACTTAAGTAAAGAAATAATTGCTTTCTCTATATTAGTTTGAATTCTTTATTTTGTACATAGGGTAAGATGGTATTACCATCTGTTATTTGGACATTACGCATAGAAAACCCGTGGGAGCTGTTTTTTAGCGAGGCAGCTCCCATTCACCTTTATGGTGGTATTACATTTCTCTGCGCGATTAACAGTGTGGGAGGGTTGTGCTGAACTATCGGTGGGCCAAAAAAGCTGGCTTAGGTTCAGACGGCAGCAGATGAATACCAGATGATAAATCGCGCTCCCCTTAATCGATACAAAAATATACCTGTTTGGTACATTATTAAAGATTTCACTTAATAGAAGTGATAGAATAAAAGTGTATTAAAACCCTTGTATAAAGAAGGTTTATTCCTAAATATATAAGTTTAAACTTGCTTATATTTAATGGTTAATCCTGAAACAAACATTTTATCAATGGGGGGGGGAAGTAATGAAATAGTTTATGTATAGGGGCAATCTATATCTAAGAACGAGGAGGTAGTATTATGAAAAGGTTCCTTAGCATGTTGATTTCGTTTGTGTTGATCTGTTCGTTCTCTCTGAACGTATTTGCTCAAGACGGTTCATCGTCGGGGTATTTGACTATTCCTCAATACAATGAAAAATATTCTGCACAAACCGATGGCTTTCTTTCCTTACAAGAGTACAACAATAAATACTCTCATGGTGAAAGTCCTATTATTGGGAATGAGGTTCCGAATTCCCAAAACGTTGCTCCTTTCAGAATCTCTCCTGTGAAAGAACAAACAAAGGATATCATTACGAATGAAAGTGGTTCTAAAGTCGGAACGATCACTTTACAATATCAAACTGAAATTCAGGGAGGAAGGCCGCAGTTTTTATATGATAAATGCTACCTTAAACCTAACGTGACTACGTATTGGAGTATTGATGAATCTCACTCTGAGTTTTCTGGAGATAGAATCGCTGTGTATTTTACATTTACTTATTGGGGCCAATTCTACGAAACGGCAGTTGTTTATTTTTATCCTGACTGATTGTGAAAGCCTTGTAAAAGGATAGATAAGCAAGGTGAATAATCCTCTGAACAAGCTCAGTAGAAACGAACAGCAATCAAAATAATGTTGCAAATCTAATTCACTGCATGTCGATAAAAGTCTCAACCCGGATCCAAAAAAGTTTTGGTTCCCTAACAAATTAAAAAATCCGCCGTTTCAAGCCGGTTATCGGCATGGAACGGCGGATTTTTGGTGTTACTACCATTGATTAGCTATGTAGATATAGTAACGCATAAACGATAGCAACAGATTTGAACTCTAGGGTCAGTAAATTAACAATTAGATTATCTTGATTTTCAGAACACCATTTGTTGATTTGCAACAATTTTGTCTTTACTGCGGCAACACATACTCCAGCGGGTCAGCAAGGGTGCCCCCAACACTGACTTCAAAATGCAGGTGGTTACCGGTAGAATCACCGGTGCTGCCTACATAGCCAATCACTTGACCAGCTGTAACAACTGCGCCAGGAGAAACGGCTGTGGCCGTCATGTGCGCATACCGTGTGGACAAACCAGCTCCATCATCAATCAGTACCTGATTGCCAAAACTGTCGTTCCAGCCGCAAATCAGAACAGTGCCGCTGTGGGCGGCCAAAATCGGGGTCCCTTCTGGGGCGGGAATGTCAATGCCTCGGTGTCCGGGATTGCCAAAAGCGTCCGCCTCCCCAAAGTGAGTTGTTAGACTGGTATGCCCTGGCAACGGCCAGATCATCGAGCCATCTACTACGGGTGGTACAGTTCCTGTACTGGTCCCTGTACCGCACATCTGTACCAGCATGGGCCGCATTTCGTCGGAAAGCAGCTGATGCAGAATATCCATCTGATCATCTGTAAAAGACAAGTCATGGGCCAAATCATCCACCGGCACACTAGTAACAGTAATATGCAAAATATACTCTGTCTGAGTTTCGGTATCTTCACTTTCCTCAGATCCATCCCCACTGTCTGCAGGAAGTACCACTTCCTCGACCTCACTTTCAATGCGGTGCATCATCCAGAATGTATCGATAAGCAGGTCAGCCTTTTCTCTGTCGATCACAATGACATCATCGTCGCCGTTCAGGTTCTGGTTGACTGCAAAGACGGCCAGCACCTCCGGCCAATAGCTGGACCAGGTGTGGCCGTCCTCATACTCATAGTGAAATTCCACATTGCTGCATTCCGGATGGTTCGTCACCAGATCACTGATGGTTTCACCAAATTCGGTGTTGGCTTCCAGCACAATCTCTCCGATGGGAATGCTGTTGGGATCGCCGCTTTCATCGGCAAAAAGGATGCCCATCGGACTGCCCAAAATAGCGGCAGCTGCACCGATCACCAGTGCGAGTATCAAAACAACGCCACCGGCTCCAACCAGATATATCAAGGCATTCACAACGGCGCTGGCTGCATGGGCAAGCAGTTGTTTCAGCTTCCCGAGTAGGTAATTGGCCAATCGTTGAAGCTGTTCTCTCACCGGTTTGCTGGAAGTGCGGGGCAGCTTGGGTGTGGGCATTGAGTGGGTCGCTGCACGGCGTGCTTCTCTTTCAGCCAGTTTTTTTCGTACTGCCTTGATCAGAATCACCCGTTTGCGCAGAACCTGCTTTCGGTCTGGCAAGGGTTGGTTCTCCTTTGGCATCAGATTCTGTACCCTTTGCGGTGCTTTTGCCTTGATGGCTTGCTGTTGAATTGCTTTACGGCGAAACCGCGTTTTACGTGTAACCTGTGTTTCCGTTGGAACAGTGGTGTTTTGGAGCGGCGTCGACGAAGATGTTTCGCCGGCGGATGCTTTAGCGGCCTGCCTTTTAAGCAAAAGCCTTCGGTACATTTTGTACGGAATTTTCGTGGATCGGAAAGCAAAGCCCGCCGCATCTTCGGCTGCCTCTTTTGCTTTATCTTCGACCTTTTGCTGTGCATAGTTATCGGAAGGTCCTTCCCCACTCGCACCGCCCCTTATTTCTTGACCGGCTTGTTTGGCGTGGGCCTGTGCCTGATAAGCTGTGCGCAGCGCCGTTTTCTTTGCCAGTTTTTTCACTGGGTTCAGTTTCTTCTCTTTTCGCACCGTTATCGTTCTCCTTGCTCACGTGATGGCTTTTTCTTCGGTTTGCCCATTAGGTTGTCGTAGACTTTGGGCGTCACGCGAAAATAGTCGTTACCTTCAGCCGACTCAATAAAGAAGTGCGGCTCTCGGAAATGCTGTTTCATATACGACATTTGTTCAGGCGGCAAACTGCACAGACTGCCGCCATCTTCTGTATCGCACAAACCGCAAAGAAGGAAGTCACCTGCAATGGCATCCCCAATCTCCGGCAAAGCACGATTCAAGGGCAAACCCAACAGCTTGCCTTCATCGTGACAAACTAGCCCCACCGAACGGTCCGGCCACGGGTAGACGATTTCAATTGTGCCACCGACCTGCTTTTGCAGCTCCTTCAAAGTATGTGGGATGGTTATTTCCACGGGATGTTTTCCGGGCCGAACAAGAAGAACCGTCATCATGTCATTTTCCATAGCGTTCTTGCTCCTTATTCCAAAATAAAGAAAAGGCGAAACCCATTTCCTTCGTGGAAATTGAGTTTCGCCTTTGTTTTTAATGTGTCTTAAAAGTTATTGCTCTGAATAAAGCTGGATGCACTCATCGATAATGGATTCGATTGTGTGGATCTGTGAAGGTGTGAGCTGGCGCAGTTTATCAGCCAAAATCAGCAAATCCTTATCCACAATATCACCTGTGAGAAGATAGTCGGCACTGACACACAGCGCAGCTGCCAGTTTACGCAATGAATCGGGACGCATTGCACGCTTGCCTGATTCCGCATAGGAAACGGCTTGTGTTGTCATATCGGACATTTCTGCCAGCTCTTCCTGCGTGAGTCGAAGCTGTTTTCTCCGTTCGCAAATCCGTCGGGCCATTTCTTGTATGCAAAGTTCTTTTTCCTGTGCCAAGTTTGTGTCCTCCCTCGCGCTTTGTTAAATTATATCCACAATGCGCAAAATAAATAATCGTGTACTGTTGACTTTTGTCAACACAAGGCGATACCATAGACAAAATGGAACAGGAGGCATTAAAAATGCGTGAAAAAACCGTTTGTTTTACAGGACACCGGATAATACCGTCTGAAAAAAGAGCCTCACTTTTTGCTCATCTGACAGATGTGATAACGTCGCTGCTTGAAGCTGGGTATCGCTATTTCGGTGCAGGCGGTGCTTTGGGTTTTGATACACTTGCTGCGCAAGCAGTGTTACAGTTGCGGACAGAGTATCCACAGATTCGTTTGATTCTCGTTCTGCCCTGCAAAGAGCAGACCAGAGGTTGGCTTGCCGCCGATGTAGACACATATATTGAAATCCTGCATCAGGCAGATAAAGTGGTGTACACAGCGGAACACTATTACCGGGGCTGTATGTTTAAGCGGAACCGCCATCTGGTTGACAACAGCAGCGTCTGCATCTGCTACCTGACATCTGATCATGGAGGCACGGCCTATACTGTGCGGTATGCCCAGTCCCAGCAACTTAGATTGTCAATTTGGCCGACAGCATATAGATTATCGTTCCCATTTCGGCGGCTGAGATTCCAGTTCACGGCAATACTCGGGATATCGGAGCCGGATACCTTCCATGAAATAGGGTGCAAACTCGCAGTCAAAAAGATCATACGGCGTTGCGTATCCGTCAGTATTCCACCCATTCCAGAGGTTGAAAGCCAGCCGGGTGATCCGTTCCGTTCCACTGGTCTGCCAGCCGTCATTGATACAATCTGGGCGGATACAATCCTCTTCAAAGTCAAAGATTTTTTGGATGTTGTTCCGGGTATCGCTGCTGATACCCACGACATAGAAAAAGGCTTTGTGGTAGGGATCATCCTTTCTCGTCTGCTTGAGCACCATATTATAAAATGCCAGATGTTCCCGATCCTTAAAACGAATTTCTGATTTCATTAGATTATCTCCTTCCTTATTGTGTGAACCAACAAAGCTGAGCATCCTCATTATGGAATAGTATATCATAATCTGAGAATCTAAGCTCACGATTGAACTTTTCCGTAGCTTTATTGGGTAGGGCTTGCAGAGCAAGCATTTCACGCCACAAATCCGGGTGATGGTCGTAAAGATGACGCAGTTCGGGCAGCTTCGCATTGGGACAAAACCAACAGCCGTTGCGGTCCGTAAAGTCGTAGACCGGGGAAAGCAGCCCATACCGATGGCACAGTTCCCATGCCTCTGATTCACTGCACGCATACTGTTCCAACAGAGAAATTTGTTTTTCTTGCAGGCGCATAAGCCGATCCTGCTCATCGGTGGCGAGGCCAACATACTGCTGCGTATCTTGGGGCAGACTTTTCATATACTTTTGAATGGGCCGCACTTTACAATCCCGTTGGATATTGCATCGTCCACATAGGGGAAAGCCTTTCAGCTTTCCTTTTCCTTTGCCTCGCTGGATGGTTTTGGTAAAGCACTCCTTGTAAGTAGTGTTTGCCCGTAGAATTTTTACATTCAAACCAGCCCGTCGAAGCCACGGAATTGCTGTTTCATAAATAAAGGTACGGTGTTCGGGAACCTCGCCGGAGATTTCTTTATCAAACATCACCTCACAATAGACGATCTCGTCCAGCGGTTCGTGGTGCATCAAGGCAAGAATCACGGTGGCCAGACTGTCTTTGCCCATACTGCAAGAGCAAATTGTTTTTGGCATGGTTCCTCCAAAAAGATGCGGCCCTGCCAATGCAGGGCCGCTTGCTGTAGGTAGATCAGTTTTCCATTTCGCCGGGTTTGGTGGTCAGCAGGCGATAGATTTTGGTATTCGTGGGATGGTCGTTTACAAAGGGGATCAGGTTGTTGCCCATCTTCAGAATGCCCTGACCGGGTTTCGCCAGCTTCAGATAGTTCTTCTGCGGATCGGACAAACCATACAGTTCCACCACACTGTCGATGTCCTTGGTCTGGCGCAGCATACACACAAATTCGCTGTTGGCCAACATGGCGTATGCCGTATCGTTGGAAAGGCAGTCCTGCACGTTCTGGGTGATGCCCGTTGCATAGGCGTTGTATTTGCGGAACCGCTTCCAGCTGGTATAGAGGAATTGAGAACTCAGCTTATCCCGCAAAAGCAGGTAAATCTCATCAAAGTACACCCATGTTGCCGCTTTGGGGTCGTTGCGCTCATTGCTCATCACACAGGTGTTGATGTACTCCAACATGGACAGCATGGCCACCGGCTTGAGCTGGTCGCCCAGGCTCTGGATATTGAAGCAGATCAGGCGATTGCTCATATCCACGTTCGTGGGATGTGCGAACATATTCATGCTGCCGGTTGCGAACAATTCCAGCGCCAGCGCAATCTCATGAGCACGTTCATGGGGTTGCTCCTTTAGGTCGTTATAAAGATCGGTCAGTGTGGGGCACGCAATCTTATAGCCGGATTTAATCAACGGCTTGTAGATAAGTTTGTGGATTTCCGGGTGGTTCTCAAGATAGTTGTCCAATGCCACATAATTCAGGCCGCCAAGGGAAACATAGTGGTTTTGCCTCCAGTCATGGCCTTTCATCAGATGCAGTGTTGCCCCGGAAAGCAGATCAATGGGGGCTTCATAAACCTCTGCGAGGTCGGTTTCGGTGTTTTTGGGAGGAATGCAGAATCCGTATCGCTTCGCGCTTCCGGCACACTCTCCGCGAAAAATTCCCTGGCATCCTCTCAAGCTTGCAGATCGAGGCTTTCCCTCACTGTCCATCCCAATAAAAACACAGTTTTTATAACCGCTTCGTGTAGTTTGATAGAGGATGCCCTGATTGATGCAGTATTTCAAGATCTTCCCGTCGATACCTCTGCGCTTCAGGTATTGCACGACCGTTTCTGCGTTGCTGTCGGGAAGCGGCTGTAAGAAAGGCTTTCGCTCATACTCGTGTTGCGGATTTTTTTTGACCGGCTGAAAAGGAGCATGGGCAGGGAGTTCCAGTTCACACAGATGGCGCACGGCACTGACAAAATCCATTCCCTTTACCTGAATGAGATAGTTCAGCGCCCCTCGGCCTCCAATGCCTCTGGAATACCAATGCCATAAACCGTTGTCGCTGATGCAAAGGCTGCTGTGCGTAGCAGTTTTGTAATCATGCGGACCTGTGCGGATCAATTCTTCCGGTTCGTATCGCTGCATATAGCTGATTAAATCTACGGTTCTTGCCAACTTAATCTGATCCGTTGTAACTCTTTCTCTCATAGAAAAAATCTCCTTTTCAGCCAGTCATTTTTTTTAGCTAGTAGGGGGGTGTGGGGGGAAAATGTCGCCGACGCATTTTCCCAAAATGGTACACTTCCCCCACTGATCATTTGGTAAATAAAAAACGGCCGCTACAATAAGTAACAGCCGCTTAACAAGCAAAATGATTGATATTGCTTTCGCCATGAATCAGCTCATCAAACTTTGGTTATTCACAAACTCCCCAATCGTGTCCGATGGATATTTCATTCGTAGTTTGAAAGCTTTCTGCACATTTTTGCACATTTTCTGCACATTTCGCCACTTCTTTTTGAATTTGTTCCATGTGCTTATAGTGCACTAAATGCAAACATTGCAAAAGACAATTTCTTATTTTTTTCTTTTTTACGCTATTTTTGTTTGTTTTTGATAAATTTCGATATGGATTTTTTCGTTTCCAGTGTACTTTTACTTCGAGCGATTTCGACACGAATAAGAACTATAATTCATACTAGATTCATCAATTATAAACAAGGAGTGATCTTTTATGAATAAGGAATTCGTAATGTCGTTATCGCAATCCTATCGGCAGGATCTTCTCGATGCCATACAGCTGGCTGAACAGGGGATGCTGTCGCCCTCGCAGCAGGCGTACTGCTTTGAGGAAATCGAGGACACCAAGGGCACTGCGTTGTACCCTGCGGACGGGGACGAGCTGTTTTGCCAGTTGCGTACTGCGTTGGGCGAAAAAACGCAAATTTCCGAACGCCAGCGCGCGGAAGGCGAGCTGCACAAGTTGGGGGTGGAACTCTTCTTCCATACCTATATAGACAGGTTCACCTTTGCTGAAATTACCCATAACACCGCAGCCCACAAATATGATGCCATTATCTACCTTGATGAGCGTGTCACCAACGAGGAAAAGTGCGCCAACGCCGCAGCGATGCGCAGGGCGTTTGATGCGTGGCTGGATGAAAACGGTCTTACAGCAGACCCCACCGCTTTAACTGAGGTGCCCGATCCGTGCGAGGGGCGCTTTGATACATTAGCCGGGGCGATTGCGCATATCGACCATATTTTGCACTTTCCCGACCTGCTGCTTATCTGAAACACCGCGCCTGAAAAAACTTTTTTCAAAATTCAGTATTATATCGTCAACATATTGGCAATCCAGCGAAAACTGATACATCAATGCTGAACGCTCTACCGTGATTTATATTACAATATTTACATATTATAGTATAAATGGGAAAGGGTGTATCTGCTTGCTACAGGTAGCCGAATATGAGCATTTTGTCCGTAAGCGCATCACGCAGCTGCGCCATCGCCTCCACGTTTCTGAACATAAAATGAGCCTTGACCTTGGCAAAAGCGGCAGCTATATGCGCAGTATTTCGATCGGCAAGGCAATGCCCTCGATGCACGAATTTCTGCGCATCTGTGAATACCTCGGCGTAACCCCGCAGGAATTCTTTACCGGTGCCGGGGACGAAACTGACCGTATCAATATCTTTAACCGACTGCAAGACCTCGATGACGGTGACATACAGAAATTGCAGACATTCCTTGGTTGGATGGAAGAAAAGTAAATCCGCTTTCTGCCCGACAAG